TCGTCAATCGCTTTCAGGTGGCTGCAATCAAGGTCAATGCCCATCTGCACAATTACCAAGCGCACGCCACGTGGTTTCAGTTCGTCATTCACAAACTTGTTGATGTCGCTCATGGAACGACCGATACGGCTGACCTCTGACACAATAAGTATATCACCCTTATCAAGCATCGGCAACACTACCTTACCAAGGTTTCTATCCTTATAAGATACCTTGCCCGATACTCCTTCCTCCTTCACTTCGTGAGTAGCTTTCAGATTGTGGCAATTCAACCATTCGTTGATTGTTCTTTCCTGCTGCTCCAATGTCTGCTTTTCAGTAGAGACACGACTGTATATTATTACTTTCTGATTTGGCTCATCATCATCGGTCATGTTTGCCTTTGCGTTGCAGCTTTTGTCAGAACGGCAAAGGTAGTGACCTTCTGCCATCATGCAGTAAGGGCAATCCTTACATCCGATGTTCACGATGTCGTATCTTACAGATGCGCCACCTTCATTTTTGATTACTATTGTCTTCATTTCTCCTATCTCCTATCCTATCTCTTATTACTTAAAACCTTACTTTCTGTTTTGGCTACCTTAATAGCCCTTCTTAATTGATTTACGTTCATTTTATGATGTATTATAAAAGTTTGTATATGTTATTAATTCACTCATTCTTTTGCTCCGTGGAGGTGGCAAAGGTAGTGTATGTACTACTTTGCCAACACAACATAAGCAATCGCCTACAGCTTTAGGAAATGGCTTGTTTGCTGCAATATCAAACCGCATATTGTTCGGTGGAATATACAAACATACAGGAACAACGATAGAGATAGCCACAACCTTTGCGGTTGAAGCCGTTTCTTTGCGCTCTGAGACGTTTTCATTTGCAGGTGGTGTAATTGTCCGCTCGGTGCATTTCTCGCTCGCCTGATGCTCATTTGGTACGCTATCCAATGGTTCTTTGTACTGCCCTTTGCAGATTTCCTTCAATATCGGGTCATTATTGATAATGGAGTAGTATCTGCTTTCCGTGATGCTCATAGAATGATACCTAGCTGCAAACTGCTTTCTATCCTCTATCCAAGTTGGCTTGTTAGGTATATCCATACACTCAACAACAAATTCATCGGTTTCTTTCAGATACTTAATCACGTTCCATCTTCTCGGTTTTCCGTCTTCACCAAGAATGTAGCAAACGTTTTCAAGATAAAATTTAACCTGCGCATTTATTGTATTTTGCAATGAGCCATTCTCATCAGGTACGGATGCAATTTCTTCTTTGATTGATACCAATGATTTCTTTTGCTGCTCCTTGAATAGATTTTCCAATTTTACACCATCCTTAAAAAAGAAAGCGCATCCACGATAGGAATTACTTCTTGTTCGCTTATCATCGGGCATGAACTCTTTGCAGAATCCCGACAAAGTGAACAGTTCACCACAAAATGATACCTTATTGTCTTCTGCTGCAATAACCTCTGGGCCATCAACAAATGTAAGTTTATCGCCTACATTTACACCGATAGCCGCAAAGCTAAACTTATTGATAGGCTTATCCAATGATACTACCTTTGCAGATTTATTCGTTTGCTCTGCTTTTTCCTCTGTAGCGCACTCTTTTTCCTCAGTTGTAACATTATACACCTTTGCAGGGATAACGTCTTCTGAAGGCTCATTTGTAGGCATATCAAAAGATTCTGCAAAGCCACAATAATCGTATGCACCAATGTAGCCATCAGATAGTTTGAATCCGTCATACTCATCATCAATAAGCATCGGAATCATTATACCAACTTCCAAACTACCTACATATACCAAAGCTTCATCAGCATATCTTCCAAGTACAAAATTGAAGTTTTCAAATCTCAGCAGACTATCAATATTTAATCCAATCGCAAAATTCTTGTTTGGTACTTTTTCACACTCGCAAGAAATCTCAATACCATCATGATTATCATACATTCCGTTAATTGTGAATGTAATACGATTACCATTTCCTTTATGCTTGATTATTACTAAACCGATAGAATTAAAACCTTTGTTTTTCTTCAACCATTTAGAAATGCCATTCCAAGTCTTTTCGTTGATGGTGCAAAGATTATCAGGACTAATCTTAGGTAATACAGAAGAGAAATTTACGTATCTGTTTGCATCAGTCTTAGAGTAATATCCACAGCATTCAGATACCCAATATGTATTACCGTTTGGTTCACGTACCAACTTGCAAGTAAGTGTACTACCAGACTTTGCCAATGAGCACATTTTTTTGAAGTCTTTTCCGTTTACCAAAGGCAAATTGTAATCGTATGTAAAATGTTCCGTGCTTACCACATCCAAGCACTTAATCATCATCGTGTTACCATCGCTGGCGGATGCCCTGCCGTTTCTAATATCCAAGCATATATTTCTCATGACAGGGCGCAAATCATCATTCGCACAATGCAAAGATAGCTTAGAGTAGTATTTGTTGATAAGTACTTTCACGGTGCAAAGTACTTCATTATTATCTTTCTGCTTGATAAACATTCTCTTCTTGCTACCAATACTAGCTAACTTTTCAAACTTAGCTACCAAAGCAAAAATTTGTACTACACAGAATGAGCAAACGAAAGATAGCACATTCACGCTCGCCATCGGTGCAATAAAACAATCTTTCTCTACTTGATTATTGCACTCATTCTTATATGATTTCTTTTCAGTCTTCAAATAGCCATCTTTAAATGCGATATCATTCATCTTTGCCAAATCTGAGGCGGTGTAATTGCCCTCTTTTACATTTACACCCTCATTAAAAACCTTATCGGCTATCTCATACAACTTGTTTAAGATAGCCAAATTCATTTCTTTGTCACTCATGTTTTTACAGATTTAATTCATTGCTAAACTCGATGGCACTTAAAAAACCATCCATCCAAGTTACAATTTGTGCTCGTTCAATTTCGGCAACATATACGCCATGTATTATTCCATATCTATCTTTATGTTGTATATCTATAGAATAATTATAGGTATTTCGCTTGCACTCACCAATATGGATGTAATACCCAAGTTTCTGTAACTTATTACGGAACACATCCAATAACTCTTTATCTGATTTTTCTTTGTCGCTCATTTTAATTGACGTATCTAAATTCATTTTTGCACAAACAAAACAAAGTATATCCACCTTTGTAAAACTGGATTAATTCGCCATGCTGTGACGTGTAATCATCCACCCAATAAGTATTACCCCAACTTTCAACACATTCGTATTGACCGATAGGCCTACTTATTTTTACTTGAATCTTTCTCATATATCCAATTGTTTAAAAGTTACACATTTAACGGCTCTAAGATTGATATACAATCATTACCGATTTGATGATGTTGCTTGTACAATACCAATGTATCAATAACTCGCTTATCATCTACAATATTCTTTCCAGAGTGGAGGGTATTATCTGTAATACTCTCGCCAACTTCAAAAAGACTACCTACTGCAATATGGTTATTAATGCAGGCTATTTGATTCTGTGGCATATTTGACAAAGTTACAATATACTTTTTCATTTCCGTTTCTCCTATCTTTATTTGTGCCGTGCCAAATCTCGCTTTTGGAGGTAGTCTCTAACTACTCACGGATATAGTAACTTTTAAGCAATATCAAACTCTTTCATACATTCATTAAAACCAAATTCTTTTTGTGCTGACATCTTTACAGCCACATAAGCCATTTGCCTTCCTGTAAGGTTGAAAAGTACATAAGAGGTTGCAATCTCTTTAAAATACTCTTCATATTGTTTTCCGTCATAATTAGGTACTTCAATACGTTTCAGTTCATTTGTGTAGTTATTATATTTATTCATAACTTTCTAAATTTAGACGTTTATTTGCTCTATATAGCCTTATCTCTTCCCACTTGATAAAGTGTACCAAAGGGAAAAGATAAGGGCACACACACTGTTATTTAACACTCAAATTTAGCGATAGTACTAGTTATCTCGCTAACTACCTGAATAAGACTATCCAAATATAAGGTATCATACACCAAAGTGCTTTTGAAGGTAAAATGCAACTCAAATTCATTCAACCCCTCGTGCCAAACATCGAAATGCACTAAACCTTTGTCACACGCGCAAAAGATATTATCATAATCGTGTACACCTTTATAGGTAATTCCTTCGATAACTACATTTGCAGTAATACCCAAAGCACGGAGTATTAATGCTAACTTTTTTAATTCTTTCATATTGATAATTATTTAATGTTACTTTGTGGTGCAAACGGAATAGAACCGTAAACAGATACCGACTATCTTTGCACCTGTCCAATATGTTTTATGATATTGTCTTCTTGACATAATAACGCAAATTAAGCATTTCCTTTTGGATAGTAAGCTTGCAGACACACAATTTGTTATTTGTGATGTAGTCTGCAACAAGCGCACGCAAACGGATGCTAGTTGTAGACGTATTAAAACCACCATCGGAAAAATACACCTTGCCACGTACTTTTGCATATATATATGTATCATACAAGCGTACAAATACATTTGCACACTTAACAATTACTTCTGTATTACTTTCTCTGTAGTTAACTTTATTATTTATGGCGTTAACCATTCTTTGTCCTATCTTTCTCATTTTATTTGCGTTTTAAAAGGTTATTTACTCTTTTACGTATCTGTCCCAATTGCGCCCTACAATAATGCCTAATACGTATGATATAAGGGCAAAAATAAAAGGTATTGTTATATCCATATCCAAATGTTATTTGTACCTTTGCACACACAAATAAGCGAGTGCAAAGGTTATTGTCAGTTACTTGTTTACTATCTCATTAGTAAAAGCGAGAAAATGAATTACATAACGGGGATTCCCGTTTATATCATTATTTACACGACAAAAACAAATGCCATTAAACACCTTATAGCTGTTTCTATAGATTTCAATCTCTTTATTTGTCATATATAGCCCGCCAATTAGTTCTAATTACTTCTTTTCTCCTAATTCTCTTTTTGCCAATTCATTTGTAGTTTCCCATTCAACATAGTCCCAACTTGTACCGAAATGGTCTACACAAAGAATATATTTATCCAATAAGTCCGAATAAGTGAAAAGTAAGCCAAATGTTTTTTCCAGATACTCTACATCGTCATCGGTGCAATCTGTAATAAACCACTGATAAATATCTCTTTGAGTCCCGGCTTCTTCATCGAACAGATCAAAGCGCATATTATCATAAACAGAAGGGTCTATCTCTGTAATATTGTTGCAGAGGATAAGCGCATTATTACACCAATTTACAGCTACAGAATAATTCGTTTTATAAGTCTTCATACCTAAAATATTTAAAAGTTACTAATTAATTTTGCTAATTCGGAAAAAACTAATAAATTTGCAACCGCTTAGAAGCAATCCGAGTTATTAGTTCTTCTTTTAACTTGATTCGCCCACTATCTTTTTAAGGTAGTGGGTTTTTGTTTAAATATGATTTTCTGATACTCTATCACAATACTCATTTGTTGAAGTATCAAGAGTAGAAACATAATGACCAAGTGGGAAATACTCATCAATCTCAATAATGACGCATAAGTCATGGCATCTGCTGATTTCTCAGAAGATGATACCGACATTCCTACACGCTCAACAAATTCATTGTACATCATATTGCTTTAAATCTTAAGTTACTAATTTGTGGCTATCAATTAACCCGCCTAATTGCCAACGGCTGAGGTCTCCGACTACAATAACCGTACTTATTTATGTATTAGTGACTTTCATTTATCATTCAACTCATTTCGTTACTCTAACTTTTCACTACTCACCTTAGAATGTTTCAGTGATTTATAAATAAGTACAAATGTAGCTGCCTTCCGTATAATAGCCTATCCGTTTCCCTCCTTTCATTTACTTGGTAATACTAGTTTAAGTTACTAGAAACTCCGATACGTTTATTCTCATTCGGCTTTTTGAGATATACAATTTATAGCTTCTTGTTTATCCTCGCTTACTTTGAACGCTTGCATTTTAGCGAGTGCCATGGGCTGCGTACACAAAGGACAAGT